TTTGAAACGTCCGAGACGTTGGGATCAGCTCAGGAAAAGCCATCAATCGTCCTCCAGCTCTTCGTCAACAGTAGCGATTAACTTTGCCAGCTTGCTTACAGGCTTGCCGTTTTCATCATCGCATTGATGCTCTGACGCGACAATGTCAACCGTTCCTTCTTGGGAAAACGTAAGTTGCTCGACGATATAAATGTTTTCACTAAATTTGTCATCAACGACAGTGAACACCGAATCATGAAATCTACTGTTCTGTACCGTGCCGCCACTTACGCTCATCTGGCCTCTTTCAACATCTTCTGATCCTGCTTTGAAAAACACTACCGTGTAAGTGCCGTCTTTCAATTCTTGCACGCTAGTAACGACTCCAGAAGTGCTAACTGTGCCATTGTTTGCACTTGAGTAAGGCGATGAACTTGTCACGACCTTGATGTATGAACCAGCTCTAAGATTTAAACCTTCAACAGTCGTTGAAAAATTAATGGTGTGCGTCACAAATTGACGAATGCCAAGGAAATACATGCCCACCTTTCGGGCATGGCTCTCAGACGTACAAAACTGCGTTAAGTCAAACTGCTCTTCCGGTAGCTCATCTATGCCATAACGCTCAGGCTTTCCTGGAAGCTTGACCTCAATTACTTTTTCCTGTGGCAGCTTGTTTCTAGTTTCTTGCCGATAACGCATCACTGCCTTAAAAGGTCTGCGCTCTTCGGTGCGAAGATACTCAACCTTAAACGTATCCTCCAGAATATTTCCACTGGTAAACAGCTGGTCAATTTGCACCGCTCCAGTGTTTATGCTTCCGCCTCCAGTGTGAGGGACGGCGGGCACAAGCGAAAACTTGCCATCAGCAATAATAAAATTACAGAGGAAATACGGAGCCGTGTCAGTAACAAACTGACGCAAGTTGGTGCGCTCAACAATTACTCCATTGAAGAACAGTTGCTGCTTGCGCAAGAACCTTGAAGTAGTAACGAACTGATCCTCATCAAGCAAAGTGCTTGCCGCATTGCTTTCGTTCACTCCCATCAACGCTCCAGCGCCAGCCACTTGATCCGTCATCAGGAAAAAGACGAGATCAGTAAACAGGTTGCTAGGTCCATAACGCTGCTGGAACGTCCGGCTGTCTGACTCATCGTATGGGTTGCCTTCAGCGCGATCCCACGAAGGATGCAGACGCTTGACGTGCAATCCGCTTCCGAGCCAGCAACGCATCTGATCCAAGCTGGTGAAGTTGCGCCCTGCCTTTAATGACAACCCAGCAATTGTCATGTTGTCATATTTAGGAACAGTTCTGTTTTCCATGATTTCATTTACATAGACAATCGAATGTTCTGGCTCTGACTCATTCGATTTTTGCACCAGTCCACGGTAATGACTAATGTCAGCAATCTGGCTTTTGCCTTCAAATATAGTTTCGCCTGTCAATACAACTGATTCCGGATTTTCGTTTATGTCAACAATGATGTATTCATACCCAACTGTGTCGTATGCGGTATAAAAAGGATTATTGATGTCAATGTTAAAAATATCTTCAACCTTTTCGTTTTTTCTCCAGTCTGAATCCGAGTCATTCTCAACAACTACAATGCTTTCAGGGCTGCCCCAGCCTTTATTTCTGCCACTATAATGATCGTTCGCAAGTTCTATAACTGAGGCAGTCATTTTTACTCTTATATCTTTTCCGTTTTTGGTAAAAGTCTTAGAAATTGTTTCAGACTTGTCGCCAACACTTTTGCCTGCAGCGCTTCCAAATAGCTCATATTTGTACCCTTGATCTCGGCCTAAATTTGTGCCGGTTACAGTTACGTCAGTTATCTTGTATTTAAATCCCGAGCGGGTCATAGTGCCATCAGGATGATTGTCCGCAAATGGATTGGTGCTGCCATCGTAAGCAGTCTTCGTTCCACCAATCTCCGTAGAGTTTGAACCACGCGTAAAAGATACTCGATCATTAACGCTGAACCCAGGAGAACTGCCAACGATTTCAGCGCTTTTGATAATCCAAGTAAACCTATTGCCGTTCTGCCTTGAATAATGATCGTCAACTAATTTCCGTTTTTCGACAGTCCATTTCACCTTTATCCACCTGTCATCGCCTACATCTTCTCTTGTGGCTTTTCTTTCAACAGTTCCTTCCGCTCCAGGGTGATCCTGCGCATTGCCAAAAATCTCATGAAAAAATGCACCTTGTCTTCCTACAGTGCCGACATTAGACGCAAATTCAATAAACTCTATTGACCTAGCAAAACTAAATACTCCACCTTGATCCTCTGGTAAAGCTTTATTTCGCCGTATTCCCGAAGGCTTGTTTTTTTCTTTCGCAAACCTTTTTTCTCTTGGATCGCGAAGAAACTCTTTATTTTCTGTTATGTCTCTTTTTCGCTTTCTGTATCCTGAAGTTTCTACGGTAAATCCATGAGATGTCTCGCTGATAATGTCCTGCGCACGCTCCACCGTTTGCGAAGGATTTAAAACAATCATTACCTCATCGTCATCAATAGCTCTCAACTCAGAGGCTGGGATAGGAACAAACTTGAACTCAAACTCTTTTTCTTCAGGATGTATAAAACGAATGAAATTATATTGATCAACAGGCTTACTGCCCCTAACAACAAAATAAAGAGACAAGCGCTGGAATGTAAATCTATTGCTGCTATCGTCTAAACCGGCCTGACGCACAAACACTTGAAACACGGAAGATCGAACAATCGTTCCCGAGTACGTTCCAGAGCGTATTGACACCTCTTCCTCGTCATACTCTTTTAACTCGTCGGAGGTAGGAGTTGAATTAAAAGAGCATATGCCATTTAAGCGCTGAAACACACGACTCCGCAAACCTATCTCTGTAACAGCTGCTGGCCTATTATTTCTGACAAGACCTGTAGCAATTTTGGTGACAGGAAAGAAAGCAGCGCCAACCCCGTTGCGATTTGTTTTAAACCCGTCTCCTGTATGACCAATGTCTTTGGGAGGCTCTAGGACCAAATTTTCACTAATAAGCCCGATCAGTTTTTCGTTAGATTCATCAACGTCCGTACATTCCATCTCAATTAAAACGCGCCTGTTCCCGTCGGGGTCAAATTGCTCTTCATTTCTATTTATAACAATCCATTTTGTATTACCAATGGCAAAGTGTTCGCCAAGCCGTAAATTCTCGTCAGCAGCAACCTGCTCTGCCTTTACAGTCTGATTGATATCATCAACATTTTCTCCTCCCCTATTATTTGACCTTTGATAAATATCTTTTTCTATACTTGAAGGGTCAAGGGCAAAAATTGCAATATTTCCTTTGTCTACTTGTATTTCTTTGAATTGAGATCCGGAGTAATTAGCGTCAATGGTAATTTGCGTTTCATTGTTCTGACCAGGACGTTTTATTAACTTGATTAAACCCATGCGAGGGCTATACATGCGGCCTCTTCCCTTTTGATTTTGTTCAATAATTTTTTCAAGATTGTCTTCATCCCCAATATCAAAATTATTGTCTTGATCACCGACAATTTTTAGCCGACGCAGTGCTTGCACATAGTCCTGCTTTCTGTTTCTCTGGTCCTCTTCTACCTTAGGCACTGACACAGTTTCATAATTGACCTTGAAACCAGTGCCATTAGCCATCGCTCCATAAACACCGAACTGCGTATTGTTTGCCGGTGAGTACGCATGACAAAAAGCTCTTGACTTGTTGCTCTCTATGGTCGGCACAAAAAAAGCATCACTATCGTCTGCACGAGTGCTTGGATCACCTTTAAATTCTTCGCCTTCACTTAACTCCGGATAAATACGGTTTCCTGGTACAAGCCTTTTAAAGCCTGAAACAGTTGTATTGCGCTTCCAATAAAAAGCAAAAAAGTCTTGATAAATAGCATCTAAAGCGTTGTTGCCAAGAAAAATGCCTGCAAGATCAGGTGCTTCTATGCCGTCAGGTGGCTCATTATTGGGATGGCCCTGCTCTCCAACGACGAACATCAGCTTGGCTGATTGTTGAGTTCCATGGCTAAACATCCGCGACCACACCAGCTTTGGCGTAACCAACATGCCGCCAATATCTACACGCTCATCTCTGCCTTGTATCTTCAGCCTTTGGTACAAGCCAAAAATGATCGGGATTGGTGAGGCGTAATCCGCAAGCTCATTAAGCGTGTCAAAACCACGGCTTGGGTTGAACCGATTCGCACCAGTGACATTTCCAAGGTCAAGTTGAGTGCGTTTAGATGCTGCTTCAGGTGCTTTGGGTTTTGGCGTAAGCAGGTAAGCAACACCAGTCAGCACAAGGCTGATGGCTAAATTTATTAAAATTGGAGTAGCAACAGGACCAGCTTGAATATCAGGAATGTGCGCATACTCGGCAGGTCTTACCGCTCCACGACGCCGAACTTCCGCCGCAAATTTGCGGTATTCATCCTCAGTTATTCCAATCGTTGCAATTAGCTGCTTCTCGTACGGAAGCAGTGGTATGTCGTAAGCCG